ATTCCCACCAGAACACCGGGACTATCAATCATATCGAGTGACAGTATACCTGTCATCTCGAATTCCGGCTTTCTCCATGGAAGAAAGAGGCCATTACAGGCCTTATCCTCTTTCATTGGTGTTCTGTGGGCTATCTCTTTTTCTTTTTTAAGGGAGGTTAGGGAAGACACATTCCGTGTCCAAACCCTAAGATATTCCTTGAGATCATTTCCGGGGAACTTACCATTACTGATTCGTTCACCCTTTTGATCATTACCAAAGAAATCAAAGGATAATAGACCATAGAATAAATCCTCTGTTAAAGAACATTCAACCGAGAGGGGACGTGGTTTCATAGTTGGAACAGAAAGGGTTCTATCCGAATTGAGTTTCTCATCAATGATCATCTTAAGTTGAAGATCAATTGGAGAGACAACCTCTGACGGATGGAGACGTTTCTGTAATTCTCTTGAAGCCTTCCCGGTAACCATAACACAATAAGCAGCAAGCAAAAGATGCTTCTTTTTCACCAATCCCTTTCTGGTTAAAGGAAGACCAAGTCCTCCAACCTCAGGTCTTGTAAACCATGAAATTGTTGGTAATTTCTCAAGAACTTTTGCATGTTTTAATAATGCAATACTCATGAGATAATCCGCAATAACAGGGTTAGGAAGACTCAAAATAACTGAGTCAGGTGTCAGGAATGGAGAGATTGTCTTTCTCAAGGCCATATGCTCAAGACTCAAGGTGTCAAAGTTCTCCCAATAAGGTTGAACCAACTCCAAGAATCTTTGTTGCAAAGAAATGACCAGATTAAGTTCCTCAGCATTCTGTCTCTGACTTTTTGAGGTTTCTGGACATAGAGCCAGAAGAAGATCAGGTGGGGGATAGAGGAGATGTACCTGTACAGGTTTCATCATCTCAATGGATTGAAGAATTTCCTGACCATAATGCTTGGATAAACCGTCAAATTTAAACCATTGACTATTTATACAACAAAAATGGTGAGATAAATAATTCTTACCATCAGAGGGTATGAGACCCACAGTTGATACCCATTCAATCCAATTCTGATAATCGGCAGGATGACACATAGTTAAAATGTCATCACCATTTATCAACATTGGAAGATATTCAATGGGACGATCAAACTCCTCACAACAATCAATCCCACTATCATATTGGTGAAAGAAGCAAGAAGAAAAGGTAGA